TCTATTTTTTTATTAAAATTCCTTCCAAAAGTTAAATGTGTTAAATTTATATTATTTGATAAATCTATTTCTTGATTAAAATTTTCTCCAAAAGTTAAATGTGTTAAATTAATATTATTTAATAAATTTATTTCTTGATTAAAATTCCATCCAAAAGTTAAATGTATTAAATTAATATTATTTGATAAATTTATTGCTTGATTAAAATTATATTTAAAAATACCGAATTCATATATATTATTTTTTTTTAATGCTATTAAAGGCTCATTGTGATTACTAAACATAATTTTATTGTGTTTATTAATTATATCATAATAATTTGTAATTTCAAAATTAAAATATGGTTTAAATATTAACCAATCATTTACTATCCAATAGTTATTTTCCATATTTTTCATTATTAAATTATATTTAAATATTCACTATTTTAAGATTTTAAATAAATTAACAAATTTATTATTATATTTAAATATTTTCCAATAAATTATAAAACATAAACATCTTATAAATTATTGTATGTTTCATAATTTTTATTTAAGATAATAAATAAATAACAAATATTTGGTTTTATAAAAATTTAATATATTTATTTTAAATTTTTTTAATTGTTTTTACAGTTTCAATCATTGATAAAAGTTCATCAGTAATTAAAACTGTAAAATTCATTTTTCCATAACAATATCCACCAAAAGTTGATGTAATAAATGTTAAACAATTATCATTTTTTGTAATTATAACACAACCATTACAATCATGTAATTCAAAATAATCTTTATTTTTTAATGTGTCAAATTTATCAATAAATTTTTCCTTAAAATAATTAAATTCAGTTAAAAATGAGGTTATTAAAATATTGTTTTGTTTAAATAATAATTGTATGTCATATTCAAAATTTTCAACATCTTCATACTTACTTTTTAAATTGATTTCAACAGTGTAATTTTCCATTTGATGATATTGACAGTTTTTATTACACTTATATATTTATTTTTTCATTTTTTTTATAAAATTACCTTAATAAATATATAATAATAAATATTAAATATGAATAAAACATTATTTTCTGATGATATTGAAATATTAATAGATGGTAAAACTTTAATAAATAAATCACATTTTGTAATAAATGAAAAAACAAAATATTGTGTAATTGGTAATAATGGTTGTGGAAAAACAACATTAATAAATTATTTATACAATAGAATTAAGGAATATGAAGATATTTTATTATTAGACCAACATATTGAGATTGAAAATAAAGATATAAGTATTTTAGAATTTATATTAAATGCTAATAGTAAATTATATGAAATATATAATAAATCAAAAGAATTAGAAGAAAAGGAAGAATTAACTGATATAGAAACAAATATATATAATGAATTTAGTGAATATTTATATGTAAATGAATTTGATAAGTATGAGAATGAAGCATTAAAAATATTAAATGGTTTGGGTTTTAATGATGTTAATAATAGAGTAATTAATTTATCAGGTGGATGGAAAATAAGACTTGCACTTGGTAGAGCATTATTAAGAAAACCAAATATTTTAATATTAGATGAACCAACAAATCATTTGGATATTAATGCTTCAATATGGTTATATAATTATTTAGAAAATTATAAAAAGACATTGATAGTTATAACACATCAAATATATTTAGTAAATAATATAGCAGACATTACATATTATATTGGTAATTTAAAGTTAAATGGAAATGAAATATATACAATAAGAGGAGATTATACTAGTTATAAACAATTTGTTAAAAATACTAAAAAAGAGATGGATAATGAGTATAATAAATTTAAAAAAAAAATAGATGAAATGAAAAAGAAATCAACAGATAAAAAGGTAGTTCAAGAATTTATTAAAAAGAATTTTGTAAATAGACCACCAAAAGAATATTTAGTTAATATTGATTTTGTAAATATTTCACAATTTAAGAATAATGATGTAATAAAATTAGAAGATGTATCATTTGGTTACAATAAAGATATTTTTAATAATTTAAATATATCAATTAAAACTGATAATAGAATAGTCTTGGTTGGTCCAAATGGAATTGGAAAAACAAGTTTTTTTAAATTATGTTCTGAAAAAATAAATCCTAAGAGTGGTTATGTAATAAAGAATGATAAATTAAGAGTTGGTTATTATTATCATATCCAAAAAAGTATATTAAACTATATTAAAAAATATATATTATATAATTTATATATCTTAAATATGAAAGCTAAAGATGTTATGAATTTACTTAATATATCACGCTCTACTTTATATCTTTATCATAGAGATGGCAAAATTAAAGGTAAAAAATTAGATAATGGATACTATGACTATGATAAACAATCTATTCTTAAATTAATGAAAAGTGATACAAGAAATGATGTCATATATTCTAGAGTATCTACTTATAAACAAAAAAAAGATTTACAAATACAAATTGATAAAATTAAAAAATATTGTAAAAATAATAATATATCTATTTCTAATATTTATTCTGACATATCATCTGGATTAAATTTTGATAGAAAAGATTTTTCTAAATTATTAGATGATGTTATTAATTATAAAGTTAAAAATATTTATATATCTAACAATGATCGTTTAACAAGATTATCATTTAAAACTATTAAAGAATTATTTTTAAAATATGATGTTAATATTATTACAATACAAGATAAACATTCTGAAGATAATGATAATGAAATATTTGAAGAACTTATTTCTTTAATGCATATCTTTTCTACTACTTTATATTCTAAAAGAAGACAAAATAAAATTAATATTTATAAATCTGATATTGAAAATTTTATTCAAGAATAATATACTTTTTTATTTTTTTTATTTAATTAATATAATTAAATATAGTTAAATAAATAATTTTATAAATAAATTATATATGATATATGAAAAAAACAATAACACAATATATAGATGTTAAATATAATAAAATTTTTGATTTAATGACAATTGAAAGTAAAAATTTATTTAATTCCTGTATATTTCATAATAAAATATTTACATTATTTAAACAAAATATATATAATGATGTTTATACATTTTATCAAAATAATAAATATAATAAAGATATTATAACTTCATTTCAAGATATTTATCATAAATATTATGAAATATTTAGTAAATATAAAAATATAATTAATGAAAATAATAAATTAATATTTAAATATTTAATTAATGATGTAAAACAAAATAATATTATCATAACAACTAAAAATTATGAAATATATAAAAATAAATATATTAAAGAATTAAAAAATAAAATTTCTATTCCTGATAAAAAATATCAAAATATTTTTTTAAATGATGTTATTATCAACATATTACAATCATTTTATAAAAAAAATTTTGATATAATTAAAGATAATCTTACTAATCATAAAGAATATAAAATTTTAAATGATAATTTAATTGAAGATGTTAGAAATAATAGAACTATTATAACTAATATTGACATTAGTGATTTAAAAGATAAAATAACATTACTATTAAAAAATATTAATAAAAATGATACTAAATATGTGATGAAATCACAACAATTTATATTTAAAAAAATTGTGTATCAAAATAAGTATATAAAACAACAAATGGATATATTACCAGCGGATATTATATTAAATATAATTGATAAATATTATGATTGTAATAAAGGTTATTATGCTTTAATATCTAAAGGTTTAAAAGCAAATAAACCAAAATATAAACAAAAAGAAGATAAATTTAATTTATTTTATTATACAAGTTCATTTAAATTAGAAAATAATAAAGTTAGATTAAATATTGGAAATTATTTTTTTAATAATTTAAATAAATATATTGATAATGTTGAAAAATATAAAAATAAATTTTATTATAAAAATAATTTAACTAAAATAAAAAAAAATAAAGATTATGTAAAAATATCTAAAAATAGATTTTATAATAAGAATAATTTAATTAAAGGAAATTATTTATACATTAAACTTAATAAAAATATAAAAAATATAAAATATTTTGAAATAATACCTTATTATAACAATTATAAATTAAAATTAGTTTATGAAAAAGAAATAGATGAAATAAAAAAAGAAATATTAACAGAAAAAAATAGTGTTTCTATTGATTTAGGAATGAAAAATTTATTAAGCATTTATAATCCAAATGGAGAACAATATATTTTTAGAAGTAGTAAATTAAATAAAATATGTTATGAATATAATAAAAAAATAAATAAATTAAAATCATTTAATTCAAAAAATAATAAACCTCAAATAACAGATAAAGTAATAAAATTATTGGATAAAAAAAATAACAAAATAAAAGGTTTTATTAATAATTTATTATTAAAAATAAAAGAAACATACAAAGTAAAAAATATAATTTTAGGTTATAATGAATTTTGGAAACAAAATATAAATTTAGGTAAAAAAACAAATAAAATATTTTGTGAAATACCATATACAAAAATAATAAAAAAATTAGAAAATTATTTTAACATTATAAAAACAGAAGAAAGTTATACATCAAAATGCGATTCTTTATTACTGGAAGAAATAGGTAAAAAAGAATTGTATAGTGGAAAAAGAATAAAAAGAGGTTTGTTTTTATCTGGAAATAAAAAAGTAATAAATGCGGATATAAATGGAGCAATAAATATTATGAGAAAAAAAATAAAATTAAAAGAAATAAATGGAAAAAAGATTTACAATCCAAAAATATTAAAAATAGATTAAGTGAGTTTAATATATTAAATAACTTAATTTGGCTTCTTGAACGCCTTATTTATGAATAATAAATAAAAAGGAAGTTGGTATTGACGATTATATTCATATAGTTTAATATACTTTTTCTATCAAGGAGATAATAGATAATTTACCATTGGATAAAACACCAATTGAATATTTACAAAGTTTAGATAATGAAATAGACAGTGGAAAGTGTAGAGGGATATTAGGTAAATTAGGATTAAGAAAGAATGAAATAAGTGATTATCCAACAATTAAAATAAAAAATTTATCAGGAGGTCAAAAAGCAAGATTATCATTTGCATCATTACAAATTTTAGAGCCTCATTTAATTTTATTAGACGAACCTTCAAATCATTTGGATATTGAGAGTATTGAAGGATTGATAAATGGTATAAATAATTTTAATGGTGCAATTGTAATTATAACACATGATTTATATTTAATTGAAAACATAAATAATTCAAGTATTTATGAATTAAAAAATAAAAATATAAATAAATTTTATGGTGAATTTAATGATTATTGTGATTATATATTAAATAATTAATATTATTTATAAAAAATATTTTAAAATTAATCTTATTCATATTTAGTTAAATCAACATGATTATCAGTAATAATTCTTGGTGCAATATTCATTGAAGTTAATTCTTGAAATAATAGTTTTGCACTGTAAGGTATTTTTATTTGAGAAATTTTATTTTTATTTTTACAAATATTACATTCAAAGGAATCATTTTTTGTTGGATATATTTTATTATTTTTTTTATTAGTTCTTTGTGCAAATAAACCACAAATATCACAAACATGAGTTGTATAAATATCTGACATATCAACTAATCTTTCTTTTAAGAAATATGAATTACCATGAGCTATTAAAGCATCTCTTTCCATTTCTCCCAAACGACCACCACCACCTTTACTTCTACCTTCTAAAGGTTGTCTTGTTTCAGGTTTAGAAGCTCCATTAGATCTTGAATACACTTTTTCATCAACTAAATGTTTTAATCTCAAATAATAATTAATTCCAACAGTTAATGGTTTAACAATTTTTCTTCCACTAAAACCATCATAAAATGTTTCAGTTGAATCACCATTATAACCTAATTCTTCTAAAATTTCCATAATATCTTTTTCAAAATCAATATTATTAAATGGTGTTCCATCTATTTTAATTCCTTTAATTGCTCCAATTTTACCAAGTGCATTTTCCAATAATTGGGCGAATGATCTTCTTGTTGGATAAGCATGAGGGTTCATAATAATATCCGGAATAATACCATCTTCAGTAAAAGGCATCTTAGACGCATGTAAAACAAGACCAATAGTTCCCTTCTGACCCGATCTACTGTTGCCACACCAGACCATTTTACTTCTTCTTTGTATTAAAATAATACCTTCATTTTTGTCTCCATCATCATACATTCTACAACAATAGACTTTATCTTTAAAATCAATTAATTCATCTTGTTGATGTGTTCCATCTTTTTTCATATTTTTATTAACAATTGGATTATTTTGTGTTTCAACAATTGTTACACGATATGCTAATTCATTAGAAGAAATTGTTTTTCCTTTACCTCTTCCTGTTTTAATAATATGAGAATGACCTTCTCTATTTCTTGTCATATATGTTGAACCATATCCAGCATGAAGACATAATTGTTGAAAATCTTTAACTAATTGAAATGAAGATGTATCATATCTCCGTGTTTCTTTTTTTCTAATATTATCATTATAATCAATTGGATTATTATTATTATCATAAATAACACCAGAAGAATTATATTTAGCATTCTTATCAGTAGCAATAATATGACCGTCTCCTAACATCATTCCATGAATTAATAATTTACATTGTTGCATTGTTAAATATTTAGTCCATTCAGGTAAAAATTTATGAATTGCTTTTTTCATAGTTGTTGAAATTAAATAACTTCCTAAAAATTTATCATGAATTGACCATTTTAATTGTTCATCTGAAACTACTTCATCTGTTTTATTATTATATTTAAAATCCATTTTAATTAATAGAGGTTTTAATATTTCTTTAACTCTTTCTTTATCAACAGAAAAAGTTGTTGTATAACTTTCATAATTATTATTTTTGGCAACCCAACCTTCAGCAATCCAAATACCAAATACAATACACCAAGCATTCAAATCAACTATTTTTTGTTTATCTTTATAATTAAATATAAATTCATTTGGTTCATTATTATCATTGTATTTAAACATTGAATTTTGTTGATTTAAAATATATTTATCAGCATTATTTTTATATTTTCTTCTTTTTCCATAAATATCTTCAGCTAATTCCATTTTATAATTATTTCCTTGTCTATCACCAACATACATTCTATGATTTGGTGTTACACGAAGACTAACTTTATTAGTATTAACTTCATACATTTTACCGTGAATTTCACTATCATATTCATAACTCATAACTTCTTTAGGTTCTCTATAAATAATTTCATTATCATTTTCTAAGCACGCTATTTTATCTTGCATAGTAATTTCAGTAATATTTTTCCAACCATCAAAAGTCATAACTTCATGATCGCTACTATAACAACAATTACCAGTCCAAACATATTTATTATTTTGTTTAACCATAAAAACATGACTTGATATTTCAAGACATCCTACTAATCCATTAAAATCATACATACTTTCATCATTTGGATTTATATAGACTTCATTATTTTCATTACTTAATAATTGTATAACATTTGTATTATTTCTAATATCATAATAAGTATCTGATACTAAACCAGAATGAATACATATCATAGTAATATCATTAATTAATTCTTGAGATTGTGTAAAAATTTTATTTGTATTGTAAAATAAATTTTCAATAAATATTTTAGATTGAACTGAATTCAATTTAATTACATCTTTAGGAATTAATTTATTTCCCATATTATCAGCAATTTCATTAAATAATTCATATAATGTTTCATTATAAATTTTAAAATTTTCACTATTTCTAAATTTAGATTTATTATAATTTTTAATTGTTAATTTTAATAATTTTAAAACTTCTTTAAAATATTCAATTATTTTATCATCATTGAAATTAAAATTAATAATTCCCTTATCACCAACATTACCATAATTAATATACAATGCTAATAATTTTAAATAATTATTGTAATTAATATCTACTTTATTTCTTGTAATAATTTTAACTTCATCATAATCAAATAAAGCATCTTTTCTCATATTATACTTAGTTCCAAAAGCTTTTGATGAATCAACTAATTCGTAATTATCTTTATTCTCTTTTCTAATATATAGTTTATGATCTAATGTTATTTCTAAATCAACAAAATCATTTTTAATTTTATGCATTTTTCCATTGTATGGTATAATATAAATACCTTTCGGTTTTTCATATATAATTTTTCCATTATCCAATGAAGCAATATAATCATTCATAGTTAAATCTTTTAATTTAACCCAACCATTGATTGTTAATACATCTGTTTTTTCAATATCTAAACAAAATTTATCACCAATTTTTGGTATTTTTTCAATTCTACCTCTAATACCAATCATATTATAATCTTCATCATTCTTAATTCCATGATAAACTTTATCTATAATCATTGGAGAATTTCCTTTATAAATTTCAGAATTATCTTTTAATGTTTTATTATTACCTTCATCTTGATTTTTAATTGGTGTAACTTGTCCTATAATAGCATCATTTTTATAAATTACTGTTTCTTCTTTGGGAAAACCCTTTGGAGTTAATTTATCATATGAATTATATCTACTTCTTTCTACTAATTTAGATTTATCAGGTATTCCAAAATAATTATTTTCAGCAGTTGTTAAATCTTTTTTAATACTTTTATAAAATTTTTTTAATACATCAGCTCTGAATAAACCTCTATTTAATGATGTTTCATTAAAAATTAACGAATCATCTTGATTGGAACCAGTATAGCAATCAATTAATAAAACAATATTTTCACCTGCAGGTAATATATCCGTTTTAACATATTTATCTATTTTTGTATATACTAATGGATTTTGTGTATAATATAATATATATGAAATATCCAATCTATTTTTCCAATTAGAAGCATAAATACCCATTGCTTGTTTTGCTTGAGCGTAATACATAAGATTTCTTGTACACATATTATGATTTGCAAATATTGTTCTGCCTGAAATAATACCCATTGTAAAAACAGGATTAATCTCACAATATGTATAATTTAAAATACAAGAATCATCATAATTATTTAATACTGGTTCATTACTATCTTTATATACATTTTTTTCTCTATTCTTCATTTCAATCAATTTATCTTCATTAGAAGCAATTAATGTAAATATTTGTTCTTCTACATCTACAATTGAAATTGCTTCTGGATATTTTGATAATAATAAATTCCATTTATTAACATTTTTTGAAACTTTTGAATTTAAAATATCATCTATCATTTTATCATTTAATATTAATTTATTATCTTTTACATTTAACAATGGTCTATATAATCTGCCAGAATCACTATAAAATTTAATTTCATTATTTTTTATATCATATGATATTCCATTTGTTTGGTCTATAATGTTTGTTTGCTTCAATAATTTCATTTCGTTATAAAATTCAGTAGGCTTATTAGTAAAACCAATCCAATTTCCATTTAAAAATATTTTACAACTTGTTAATAAATTTAATGATGAAATATAATTAAAATGAGTAAATAATTTATTATTTATAATTTCTTTATATAATAATATGGTTTGATTTTTATCCTCTACAGTAATTGAACTGGTTAATGATAAATGTTTTGTATATCCAATTTTTGCATGTTCTGGCGTTTCAGTTGTGCTTATAAATCCTGTTTGACTTGGATGAAACATTCTTGGCTGAACTAATGTTTGCATAGAACCATCACTTGTTGCTGATTTAATACATCTTAAATATACTAATGTTTGAATTATTGATAATCTTGGTAAAACCATTGCTAAATTTGTTTGACCAATATCATCATTAACACCATTTGACAATGCTTTCTTTAAAGAACTAAGAACCGGTTTTGTTTCTATTGTATTAATAACATTAATATTTTCATTACTTGTTTGCATTCTTTTTTTATATGATTTATTTGTATTATTTAACATCTTTTTATGATTTTTAATTGCTATATCTAAAATGGTATCACCAGGCATTGTTACTCTTTTATTTATAAAAGAATCACGATCATCCAGTTCTGTTCTACCCAAATAACAATTTAATAATTTATTAATCATATAACAAACATAAATACCCTTTGCTTTTAATATATCATTATATTCACAATTATTGATATGTGGTATAAATGATTTTATTAATAACATTTTTAAATGTTCTTTCTTTACCAAATATTCATTTTCTTTACTTTCTTTAATTAAATCATTATATTTAATACTAACTTTTACCTTTTGTATTAAATAATTTAATGCATCATCCTGACTTAAAATTGATATTTCACCTTCAGTTTTAGATATATTAATAATTATTTCTAATAATTTTATCATTTCATTATCATTTGAATTATATGTTATATAATCTACAACTTCTTTATCTTTTACTAATCCCAAAGCTTTTAATATTATAAATATTGACACTTCATGAAATAATGGAACTTTTACCACCATTGAATAATCCTTCTTTAAAATAATTTGGGTTTTTTGCATCATTGAATTTAAATCATTTGGACTTGAATGAATTTGAACTCTATAAATATTTACTGTATTCACACCTGTTCCATCTTTTGACATAAATACTAATGGTTTATTATCTATCTGTTTTTCAATACTTAACATTAATTTTTCACCACCATTAACAATAAAATATCCACCTGGATCAATAATACATTCATTTTCATCCTTTTGAATTTTATTAGAACAAGTATTTGAATTTACCATATTTGGTATTTCCATAACTGTTACACCCTTTGATGTTTCACCCACCGCATTATTTGATATAATTTTATCAGTACTTAAACTATAAATTTCTTTATATTGTGTAACATCCGCAATAAAAGTAATTATATATGTAATATTTCTTATTTTTGCTTCTGTGGGCATTAATAAATCTTTACCATTCTTTTTCATTGCTGGTCTGATTTTAATATTTTTTATACTAAAATAATTTCTTTCAATTAAATCACCATTCTTATTTTCACTAAACACATTTTTATTATTCTCTAAATAATCAATTAATTTTATTACACAACTATTAAATGATTCAATGTTGTGTTTATATAATATATTATTCTCTTTAAATCTCTCATCCATCAATTCAAATATTTTCTTTTCCGAAAGCATTTCTGAAGTATTATTACTCATAAGCTTTATAATATACAATTATATTTATTATTATATTATTATTTTAATCTTATTTCAATTTTTATATTTATATAAAAATTAATTAAAAAATATTTATGATAAATAATCTTCTAATTTATCATCTTTAATTTCTTCTTTATTATCATCTTTAATTTCTTCTTTATTATCATCTTTAATTTCTTCTGTATTAACCTCTTTAATTTCTTCTGTATTAACACCATTCGAAGGAGTAGAAGCGGGGTAGTTGTAAGTTTGGATAATATTGAAGTAACTGCCTTCTCTGGGTTGAAATCTGTCTTGACCGTTAAGTTGAATAACCGGATTGTATTCGTTATTAACATCTTTAATTTCTTCTTTATTAACATCTTTAATTTCTTCTTTATTAACATCTTTAATTTCTTCTTTATTAACATCTTTAATTTCTTCTTTATTAACTTTATTTAGTTGTAAAATATCACTATTCATTTTATTCATTAAATTAACCATATCAATCATCATTTTATTATTATTTAATAAGTCATTCATTTCATTTTCCGTATCAACATCATCACTTAAGTTAATAAATGGAAAATTATTATCAATATCATTAATATTATTTTTTTTAATATTTTCTAAATTATCAATATCATTATTAATATCTTTTATCATATCTTTCATTTGATTAAACATATTATCTTGAAATTCATTATTATTATTTGTGTAAAAATTGAAATCAATTAATTTTAAAGATATATAATTGAACACATTATCATAATAATAAAATAATGGATTATTAATAATATATTCATTTAAATTGCCAATAACATTTTTAATTTTTTCTCCATATTTAGTATTTTCTAATTTAACAAAATTATCTAATGTTTTGGAATCAGCATTCACTAAAATGGAAGATAGTATTAATATTAAACCAATAAATAAATATTGAAAATTAATTGAAATATATAATATAAAAGTTAAAATCAAACATAACACACTTTTAATAATACTAATTTCAGGAAAATTACAACTGATATATTTTTTATATAAATATAAATATATTGTAAAAGTAAATAAATTACATAATAATTTTAAAAACATAATAGAATTTGGTTAATATTTTATTTTTAATTAAAATTTAGATAATAAGAAAAATTGAATAAAATATTATATATCTAAGATATTATAATGTCTTCATCTATAATGGAACTTAATGATAATTCTAATTTTGATAATATCAGTAATGAAGAATTAGAATTATTGGATGAGATATATGAAGATGAAAATAATAATATTATAACTGAATTATGTTGTATTGATTGTAATAATTTTAATTTATTAACAGATACAAATAATGGCTATATTATGTGTTCCTTATGTAATTCAATAATATCAAGAATTATTGACACAAGTGTTTCATTTATTGATAATAATTCTGGAAATAATAAAAATATTCAAGGAACAATATTAGTCAATAAACAATTACCAGAAACATCAACATTAAATTTATCAAAAGGAAATTATTCTAAAAATATTCAAAGATTAATAAGATGGACTGCTGTTAGATATATTGAAAATAAAAGAAGACAATTTTACGAATATATACAAAAAATATGTATTAAATATAATTTTAGTAAAATGGTTGAAGAAACAACCAAAATTATTTATAATCAAGTATATGATACAAAAAATGATGGAATAAAAAATTCCATTTTTAGAGGTGATAATTATAAAAGTTTAATAGCCAATTTCTTTTTAATATCTTGCAAACATAATAGAGTAGTTATAACAGCAAAATCAGTTTCATCAATGTTTGATATTAAAAAAACAGATATGAAAAGAGGATATAAAAGATATAAAGAACTTTCCAAAGAAAAAAATTTTAATTTAAATACAATACCTTTTACAACTGAAGAATTTTTAATTGATTATTTTGAAAAGCTTAATATAAGTGAGAGAATATTAGAATATGCCAAACATATTTCAAGAAATGTAATTAAAATAAAAATAGCAAAATCACATAATCCTGAATCAGTGGCCATTGGAATATTATTTTTGGTTTTAACAATTAAAAAAGTTAATATACCAAAAAAAATAATATCTAAAAAATTTAATGTTTCACAAGTCACTATTTCAAAAACTTTTAAAAAAATCAAACCATTTAGTAATATATTACTTAAAAATAAATTATGCGATATATTAGAAAAAAAAATAACAGATTATGAAGAAAATTTAGATAATGATATTACTTATATTTATAATTGTTTAAAATTTAATGTTCCAATTAAAACAAATAATACTAACGATATTCAAGATAAATTTAATAAATTAAATGAATTAATGACATTACAAAGATTTGAAATAATTAACAGAATTATAATTTTACAAAATAAAATTACTAAAGTTAATGTTAATCATACATTATTAAAATATAAATCTATTAAATTTTAAATTTTTTTTTATTTTATTAATTTTAATTCAATAGAAACTCCGCTATTATTTACACTTTTTTCACTATATTTATAACAAAATATAATTATTTATTATTTAATAATATAAAAATTTTAAATTTTTAATATGTCATAACTTCATAATCTTTAAAATCATTTATATATTTATAATCTTTATCACATTTAATTGTTTTAAGATTTTTAGGTATTTTTTTTATTTTTAAATTATAATTTTTTAATTTTAAATATTCAATTGAATTTGGAAGATTATTAGATTCTTTTTTACAATTTGTAATACATATTTTTTTAATACTATTTGGCAAATTATCTAAATTTAAATAATTGTTAAACATTATTAATTCTTCAATATTGTTATGTAAATTATCTATCATGTGTTGATTATTAGATTCATTTAATGTTAAACTTTTAACATTAAATGGAATATTAATTTTTTGATTAAACATCTTTCCAAAAAATAAATGTGTTAAATTTATATTATTTGATAAATCTATTTTTTGATCAAATAAAAATCTAAAATGTAAATCCGTTAAATTTATATTATTTGATAAATCTATTTCTTGATTAAAATCCCATCCAAAAGTTAAATCCGTTAAATTTATATTATTTGATAAATCTATTTCTTGATTAAAATAACTTCCAAAAGTTAAATGTGTTAAATTAATATTATTTGATAAATCTATTTCTTTATTAAAATAACTTCCAAAAGTTAAATGTGTTAAATTAATATTATTTGATAAATCTATTTCTTTA